CAATTAGTATCACATGACTCTAATTTAATTGTAAAGACAAGACCAAATGAAGGTGACTTGGTTTACTTTCCAAAAGTAAAAAAGATATTTGAAATATCTTTTGTAGACCATGATGACCCATTCTATCAAATTCATAATGTACCAGCATTTAAATTAAAATGTAAAACTTTTGAATATTCTAGTGAAGATATGGATACTGGTATTGCAGAGATTGATGCAATCGAAACAGACAATTCATTAGACCAACTTGCGTTCCAACTTTCATTAGAGGATGGAACTGGTGCATTACTTACAGAGACAGGTGACTATATAATACAAGAAGCTTATGTTGTTGATACAGTGGATGAAAATGCAATGAATGACTTCTTTGATAAACAAGATGATACCATTTTAGACTTTACGGAGTCTAATCCTTTTGGTGATGTAGGGAAAGTAGGATAATATGTTAGGACAACAATTTTACCATGAAACAATGCGAAAGGTTGTAGTAGCCTTTGGTACTATTTTCAACAATATAAACATTGTGAGAACAAACAACTCTGGTGTAGTTACACAAAGTATGAAGGTGCCTCTTGCGTATGGCCCAAAACAAAAGTTTTTAACAAGACTCAGAGAAGACCCAAACCTTAATAAAAAGGTTGCGTTAACTTTACCCAGAATGGGATTTGAAATTTCTGGTATCTCATATGACCCTTCTCGTAAATTAAATTCTATTCAAAAAATCAAAAAAACTAATTCTTCATCTGAAGGTAAAACTATGAGTTCACAGTATATGCCTGTTCCATATAATATGGACTTTGAACTTGTAGTCATGGCAAAAAGTTCTGATGACGCATTACAAATTGTAGAACAGATTTTACCGTTTTTCCAACCAGATTACACAATTACGTTAAACGATAATACTGCAATGGGAACTACAAGAGATGTTCCAATTATTTTAAGTGGTGTAACATATGAAGATAGTTATGATGGTGATTTTAACGACAGAAGAGTTTTAACATATACAATGTCATTTACTGCAAAGTTCTATCTGTATGGCCCAGTTACAGACCAGAAAGTTATCAAACAAGTTCAAGTTGACCAATATACAGATTTACCAGTTAATGCACCAAAGAGAGAACAAAGATATACAGTTACACCAAATCCAACAACTGCTGATGCAGATGATAATTTTGGATTTAATGAGACTACATCTTTCTTTGAGGATGCAAAGAATTATGATGAAACTACTGGTACGGATACAGATGATGCATAAATATATTAGTATTAAAGGAGAAATTTAATGGCGACAGCAACTGAAGCATTAGAATCATTAGGTATTACTAGTTGGGTTATGCGTGGAAATCCAACTACAGAAGACGAATTTAAATCAATGTTTCGTAAAATAACTGGTGCAACTTCAGATGGTAGTGCAATTGAAAGTGATAACCCTAAAGAATGGGGTGGTTTGACTTGGAAAAAAGTATCTGATGAAATTAAAAAATTAGATGCAGCTGCACCTTTGGTAGAACTTCGTAGACAAAGAGATGCTAAACTTGTAGAAACGGATTGGTATGCACTTTCCGATATTACAATGTCAGATGAAATGAAAACTTATCGTCAAGCACTTCGTGATTTACCAGCACATAGTAATGGTAAAAACGCAACATTGAAAGATGGAGTTTTAGGGAACGTATCATGGCCGGAGAAACCGAAAAGTTAAATGTGCTTGACAATGTTTTGGGAATTACTGATGTTGTGGAAACAACGACTTCCACAGTAACTTTACCGAAAGTAAAAGTTCCAGAAGAAGTCGATAATGATTATGAATACCAACGTAGAAATTTTTATCAGTTGGTAGAAAGAGGACAAGATGCAATTGATGGTATTCTTGAACTTGCAAAAGAAAGTGAACATCCAAGGTCTTATGAGGTTGCTGGACAATTAATTAAGAATGTTGCAGATGTTACAGAAAAATTAGGTGAGTTACAACTTAAAATGCAAAAGTTAAAAGAAGTACCAAGTAACGCACCAAAGAATGTAACAAACGCATTATTCGTAGGTTCTACTTCAGAACTACAAAAAATGTTGAAGGGTAAATAAAATGGCATTACTGACAAAAATAGGTAACGGTGCAATTAATGGTTCTTCTGTTACATTAGCAGATGGAGATTTAACTGGAACTGACAAGTTGATAGTATTTGATACTTCTGCATCTGTACTAAAAAGAGTTAATTCAAGTGCAGTTTTAAAAGGTGCTGGGTCATACTTAGGTGATACTGGTGCTGGAACTTCTGATATAATTCGTGTTCACGAAAACGAATTAAATACTAGTGGAACAATAGCTGCAAATAATAACGGTTTAGCGGCAGGGCCTTTAACAATTGGAAGTGGAACAACACTTACAATTGAAGGTTCATTATCGGTGGTCTAATATGAGTAAAATTTCAGTAACAACAATAGCAGGACTAACAGCTGGTGCAGATGCAAACCAAGTTAAAATACAAAGTGGTGATTCACTACAGGTTGTATCTGGAAACTTTACAGTAAGTACTGGAACTAGTACATTTGGTGGAAGTTTACTACCAAGTCAAGATGACCTTTATGATTTAGGTTCTGCTTCAAAACAATGGAGAGATATCTATACTGGTGACTTGAACCTAAATAATACAAAAACAAGAAACAATGAAATAGATGGAACATCTGGTTCATGGACAATACAAGAGGGTTCTGAAGATTTATATTTGTTAAATAGACTGAATGGTAAAAAATATAAATTTAAGTTAGAGGAGATAAAATAATGGCTTTAATCGTAGGTGGACAAACTGTAACAACTGATGAAGCAGGTACAAATAAATTGGATGCGACTAAATTATTTGGAAACTTACCAGCGCTTGATGGTACAAATTTGACGAATGTAGGGTTAGCCGCAGCTAATTTTACTTGGGGTGAACAACTTGTTAATTCAAATACAGATAGAAATGTTACTGCACCAAACCCTGGCGTTGCTTTTGGTGTTGGTGGCCCAACACAAGCTTTTAAGGCAGGTGCAAATGGACAGACAATTAATTTAAGAAATACTGCTAATGGCTCCCAACATTATTCCAGATGGGTAACAATTGCAGGCTAATAGGAATTCAGAATGGCATCAACATTAAAAGTACAAAATATTGCACATACTGGTGGAACAACTGCAATAAACATTGACGATGGTGGTTATGTAACAAAACCAGTAAATCCTGCCTTTGTTGTTTTTCATGACGGCGCTGGTTCGATTGTGTCAGAGTCAGGGAATGTTAGTGGAAGATTTTCTTTTAAAAGAACCGAATTTAATATAGGTGGTAATCCTTCTGGTCTTAATGGAATTCAAAATCATTTCAAAGCACCAGTGGCTGGAACTTATCATTTTCATTTCTGTGGTTTTGCTTGTGGGCCTACTGGTGGTGGCGCTTGTCCATCTAATCAAACAAATCATTTTCTTATTGTGAGAGCTCCTAATGCATCTGGAATTTTAGCACCTGCTTCTACTGGTACAAGTTCAACAATAGTCGCACAATCTTTTTCTAACGCTGCTCACAGCACAGCTGGTCTAGGTTATTATCCTAATATGGCCATGTCTGGAACGTGTGTGCTTGCAAAGGATGATTGTGTTGGAATGGTAATTAAACAAGGTTATATGTATACACCAGCAAATACTCTCACATCTGAACACCCAAAATTTGGTGGATTTTTGATAGGATAGAAACATGAGTACATTATCAGTAGACACAATTCAAGGACAAACAACAGTTGGTGATGTAAAACTACCTAAAGGGTGTATTTTACAAGTAGAACAGACATTTTATGATACTAATACTACATCTTTTTCTCAGAGTGAAGGAGATGTAAGTTTATATTCAGTAAACATTACACCTAAGTTTGCTACTAGTAAAATTTTAGTAACAATTGATATTAACATAAGTCATCTAGATAATTACTCTGCATTAATTAGATGTAAGAGAGACAGCACTTATATTGGTGGTGGACAGATATTCAGTACTAATACTAACCAATTCACAAATGTTTGGTTTAATGTTAGAAGTCCTGGCGGAACAGCCACCCATGCTAATTGCCCTCTAGCCTGTTCGCAATCTTTTTTAGATAATCCTGCTACGACAAGTCAACTTACATATACTGTGATGGGAAGACAATCAGGCACCCCTTCACCAGACGCTCTGGCGGCATATGTTAATAGACCTGTTACAATGGCAAATAATGCCTATGCAAGTTCAGCGTCATCTGCTATTACTGTTATGGAGATTGCACAATGACATCAAAAATAAAAGTAGACCAAATTGAAAATACTGACGGTGCTAGTGACGTTGCTTTTACTGGTACTGGTGGAATAAGTTTATCATCCGTAAAATTATCAACAATTAAGTCAAGTAATGGAACAACTGCAATGAATGTTGATAGTTCTGGTCGTGTGACTGAACCAACAAAACCATGTTTCTTTGCATACATGGGTACAGGAGCTCCAGTTTCTGCTTTCGATGCAAATAATACAACAAAAACTCCTATAAATCATACATTAGTAAATATTGGAAATTGTTGGTCTACAACAAACTATGAATTTACAGCACCAGTGGCAGGAACATATTCTTTAAATTGGGGGGCTACATTTCAAGACCCAGATGAAGCGAGATATGTTGCATCAAGAGTGTTTAAAAATGGTTCTCAAATAGGTAGTTATCATAGAGTTTATCACCCTGTAGAAGAGTCTGAACAAACTGGAAATGACTATGGTGGTGTTGACCATAATATTATACTCACATTTACAGCCGGTGAAAAGTTTCATGTAATTTTTCAACCTTCAGATACGCTCACTTTAGCTGCAGAAGAAGGAACATATGTAAGTGGATTTCTGATAGGATAAAGACATGAGTACAATTAAAGTAGATACAATCCAAACAAGAAATGGTGCTGGTAATATTACTCTAAGTAATCCAATATCAGCAACCACAACGAATACAACTGTTGCAACTCTATTAAATTCTGGTAGTCACAACACAACAAATGGTGTTCTTCATGTAAAACAATCTACTGCAACCAATAACCCTACAATGTTAATACAACAAGTTGGTGAAGGTGGTAATCCAAACGATAGTCAAGGTTTAGATATTAGGATTGCTGGCCAGAATCAAGGTAATGGTCATGCTATAAGAGTGATAACAACAAACAGCAATCTCAATAGTGGTAATGCATTTGATGCTTTTTCAGTTACAAATGGTGGTGTAGTGTCACCTTATGGTGGAATAGATTTTTCTAATTTTACTTCATCTGATACTGCTGGACAACATCAAGGAACTCCAACTGTTACTGGTCATGTTTTGATGGACTATGAACAAGGTACATGGCCAGGTGAGTTTAGAGGAAAATCAGGCAGTGGCACAAGCACTACAGCTACAGGACATTATACTAAGATAGGTAGAATGGTTTATATTGCGATTACATTTAACGTAACAGCTCCTGGCGCATTTTCTGCTGAACCACAAGTAAGAGGATTACCTTTCAGAGCTCATGGAACTCATAACTTTGCTGTTCACATTGGTCATAATAAATTTACGAGACTCAATGCATCTGGTACTGACAGTGCAAGTGGAGCATTTAACGGTGATTATATTGCAACTGTAACAGCATCTCAAAGTTTCATTTATATATCTGGGTATAATACTGTCGTATCAAATTGGTCAGATGTTCAAGCAGGAAGTTATCATTTTAGCGGCTGGTATATGACAAACGATTAAAATGACCGATATAAATCATTATCTTGGTAATCCACTTCTAAAAAAAGCAAATGTCCAAGTAGAGTGGACACAAGAACAAATCTTAGAATATAAAAAATGTATGGAAGACCCATTACATTTTTGCAAGAACTACATTAAGATTGTATCTCTTGATGAAGGTCTTGTACCTTTTGACGTATATAACTTTCAGAAAGAAATGTTAGGAACGATTCATAACAATCGTTTTACTATCTGTAAACTTCCCAGACAATCTGGTAAGACAACTACAATTATATCTTATATCTTGCATTATGTTCTATTCAACGAACAGATGAGAGTAGCGATACTTGCAAACAAAGCTGCGACTGCAAGAGATATTCTTTCACGACTGCAACTTGCATACGAAAATCTACCAAAGTGGATGCAACAAGGGGTAATGTCTTGGAATAAAGGTTCTCTGGACTTAGAGAATGGTTCTCGTATTGTTGCGTCTTCTACTTCATCTAGTGCAGTTCGTGGTGGTTCATACAATATGATATTCTTAGATGAGTTTGCTTTCGTACCTCACAATGTCGCAGAAGATTTTTTTAGTTCTGTGTATCCTACAATTTCTTCTGGACAAAAGACAAAAGTTGTGATAGTATCAACACCAAATGGTATGAATCTATTTTATAAACTCTGGTCAGATGCAGAGAGTGGTAAAAACTCTTACAATCCTATTGAAGTTCATTGGAGTGAAATCCCTGGCCGTGATGAAAAATGGAAACAAGAAACTATTGCAAATACTTCACAAGAACAATTTAATCGTGAATTTGAATGTGAGTTCTTAGGTTCTATTAATACACTGATACATCCAACTAAAATTAAGTCTATGGTATTTGATGACCCAATACAAAGAAATGCTGGACTAGAATTATATAAGAAACCAGAGAAAGGAAGAACGTATACTATTGTCTGTGATGTTGCAAGAGGAACAGAACAAGATTATTCTGCATTTCTTGTATTTGATGTATCAGAACTTCCTTATCGTATTGTCGCAAAATATCGTAATAACGAAATCAAACCCTTACTGTTTCCAAATGTAATACACGATATTGCAAAGGCATATAATACTGCATTTGTAATGGTTGAGGTAAATGATATTGGAGAACAAGTTGCAACTGCATTACAGTATGATTTAGAGTATGATAATCTAGTCATGGCATCTATGCGTGGTAGAGCTGGTCAGATACTTGGTTCTGGGTTCTCTGGGGGTAAAGTACAGTTAGGTGTAAGAACAACCAAAGCAGTAAAGATGTTAGGGTGTTCAAACCTAAAACAACTTATAGAAACAGATAAACTGATTATTAACGATTATGACCTTATAACAGAGTTTTCTACATTTGTCAAACATGGACAGTCATTTCAAGCAGAAGAAGGTCATACAGATGACCTTGCAATGTGTTGTGTATTATTTGGGTGGATGACAAACCAAACATATTTTAAAGAATTAACAAACGTAGATATAAGAGAAAGAATGTTCTTAGAACAACAAGACCAACTAGAACAAGACATGGCTCCATTTGGATTTATGGATAATGGTATTGATGACCCACTTGGTGAATCTATTGTAGATGAATATGGTACTAGATGGTCACCAGTAGTAAGAAATTATGATAGTAACTGGTAATGAAAAGTCCATGTATCAAAGTATGTACCCTTGAAGGAGATATATGTATTGGGTGTTTTAGAACTCAGGATGAAATCAGGGAGTGGATGATATTTACAGATAAACAGAAAAAAGAAACTCTTGAAAAAATAAAGATTAGAAAAACTCAAACAACTACATAATATCAATTATATCATTTTCATATTTGATAAAACAATTAAAACAAACAATTTTAGATTTTTCAATGAGTTTGACCACCTCTTTTCTGGACTCCTCATTTAAACCTAATCTTTTTGATTTAAAACGAATCTCTTTATCATGGGGGTAAAATTTAAGACAAGCTGTTTCTGGTTCACCACACTGTTGACATGAATAAGGTGCAAGATATTCATTTAACCAGATTATTCTTTTATTATAATTTTTCTTTGCAACCTTTTTAATTGTCTTTTGATATCTTTCGTAATATGACATGGTATTATTTATAGATTCAAGTGCATATAAAAATGAGTTTTTGGAAACTTAATTTTACTAAATATACACAAGAATGATTTATTTGACATAGAACAAGGAGAAAAAATATGCCTTTTCAAGTATCGCCTGGGGTTCTCGTCAAAGAAGTTGACTTAACTAACGTAGTTCCTGCCGTATCAACATCAATCGGTGCAATTGCTGGAAACTTTGAAAAAGGCCCAGTTATGGAAATTACGGCAGTATCTTCGGAAGAAGAACTAGTCAGAATCTTTGGTAAACCCAATGGAAGTAATTTTGAAACCTTCTTTGCAGCTTCTAACTTCCTTCAATACGGTAACGCATTGAGAGTTGTAAGAGCACAAAGTGGGATTTTAAACGCAACGAGTGGTGGTTCTGGTCTTTTAATTAAGTCCGACACTCATTATCAAGATAATTTTTCTGGTGGTGAAGCCTCCTCTGGAGAGTGGGGTGCAAGAACTGCTGGAGCTATCGGTAACAGTTTGGGAGTATCAATGTGTACTTCTGCAGCTGCATATGAAGAAACTTTAGACGGAACTAGTGCTGGTGAAGTCAGTGGAACACCTGCCGCTGGTGCAACTACTGTCACCGTATCTGCAGCTGGTGGAAGTGCAAGTAATCACTATAATGTAGGTGACATTGTACACTTCGGAGAAGCAGACGGACAACAGTATGAGGTGACTGCAATCTCTGGTGCTGACCTAACAATTAGACAGTTAGACAATCCTAACGGTGGTGGACTAAAATCTGCTCTTACAAGTGGACAAGCAGTTCGTAGACGTTGGAAGTACTATGATTTATTTGATAGTGCGCCTGGCACATCACCATATGCAACAGGTAAAGGTGTTACCAATGATGAAATGCATATTGTTGTGTACGATAGAACTGGTGATATTTCTGGTTTCCGTACTGACACTGCTGGTGAAAGAACAAATGCTGTTCTTGAAACATATTCATTTGTTTCGCAACATCCAAATGCAAAAACACCACAAGGTGGAACTAACTACTATCCAGATGTAATCTTTAAACAATCTGGATTTGTATACTGGTTAGACCATCCAGCTGTTCTCACACACGCTGGTACTGCAAGAACTGCTGGTCAAGCATATGATAACGGTACAGGAACAACTGGTGAAGCTAAATTTGATTTATCTGGTGGTACAGATGACGATGCAGTTACAGTTGGTGAATTAGATAGTGCATATCAACTTTTTGCAGACGCAGAAACAGTAGATGTAAATCTAATTATGGCTGGTCAAGTTCCAAATGGAGAAAATGGTGTTACACACGCAACTAATCTTATTGACCTTGCAGAAGCAAGAAAAGATGTTGTTGTTTTCATCTCTCCAAGAAGAGAAGATGTTGTAAATATTGCATCATCTACTCAGCAAACAGCAAACGTCAAGACATTTTTTGACCAACTCTCAAGTTCGTCATATGCAGTATTCGATAGTGGTTATAAGTACCAATTCGATAAGTTCAATGACGTATTCAGATTTGTACCATTAAATGGTGACATTGCTGGTCTTTGTGCAAACACAGACCAAGTTGCAGACCCATTCTTCTCGCCTGGCGGATTTAACAGAGGACAAATTCGTGGTGCAGTTAAACTTGCATACAATCCAACTAAACCACAAAGGGATATTCTATATCCTGCTAGAATTAATCCAGTGGTTACATTCCCTGGCCAAGGCACAGTGTTATTCGGTGATAAGACTGCACTTGCAAAACCAAGTGCGTTTGACAGAATTAACGTGAGAAGACTATTCATCTTACTAGAGAAAGCGATTGCAACCGCTGCTAAGTTCCAACTCTTTGAATTCAATGATGAGTTTACAAGAGCTCAATTTAGAAACTTGGTTGAACCTTTCTTGAGAGATATTCAAGGTAGAAGGGGTATCACAGACTTTAGTGTTGTTGCAGATGGAACTAACAACACTGGAGAAGTAATTGACAGAAATGAGTTTGTTGCAGACATCTTCATCAAACCAGCAAGGTCTATTAACTTCATTCAGTTGAACTTCATTGCAGTGAGAACTGGTGTCGCATTTTCAGAGATAGGGGGGTAATTAAATGGCTACTTTAGATGAATTTAAAGCAAACCTTATTGGTGGTGGTGCGAGAGCTAACCAGTTTAGAGTAACTTTCAATACGCCAGGCGCTATTGCAACTGGACTTGATACAAGAAAAGCATCTTTTCTAATCAAAGCAGCTGCGTTGCCAGGCCAGACAATCGGTGAAATTGCAATTCCATTTAGAGGTAGAAACCTCTATATTGCTGGAGACAGAGAATTTGAAGTGTGGGAAACTACAGTTATCAATGATACTGACTTCAATGTGAGAAATGCAATGGAAAGATGGTTGAACGCAATCAATGATACAGCAACCAATACTGGTCTAGCAAATGTCGCAGATTATACTGCTGATTTGACTGTAGAACAGTTGGATAGAGATGATACAGTTCTTAAATCTTATATTTTAAGAAATTGTATGCCTCAAGGTACTGGTGCGATTGAGTTGAGTTACGAAACTACAAATGCTATTGAAGAGTTTACTGTAACTTGGAGATACTCACACTTTGAAGCCTCTTCAGTTAACTTCTAATAAACGTACTAAATAGTAGTACGAAAAGGGAGTTATTATGGCTGATTTATTTGGTTTCACAATCACTCGTAAAAAAGATAGTGAGGGAGCGTCATTTACGCTCCCCACTTCCGATGATGGTGCAGAAGATATCGCTCAAGGTGGTTTCTATTCTTCAGTATATGATACTGAGGGAAAGGATAGAACTTCCTATGACCTAATTAAAAGGTATAGACATATCGCTCAGCAACCAGAGTGTGACAGCGCAATTGAAGATATTGTTAGTGAAGGTATTGCATCTAATGAATTTGATACACCAGTTTCACTTGCATTAGATGGTTTAAAACAATCACCTACAGTAAAAAAACGTATTCGTGAAGAATTTGATAGAGTTCTTCAATTATTACAGTTTCAAGAAAAAGGTCATGACATATTCAGAAGATGGTATGTTGATGGTCGTTTATTTTATCATAAAGTTATTGATAGAAAAAATCCAAGAAAAGGTATTACGGAGTTAAGATATATTGACCCTCAAAAAATTAAGAAGGTCAGAGAAAAGATTTCTGGTAAACCTAATCCTATTACGCAAGTAGAAGAAAAACAAAAAGCAGTAGAGTTTTACATCTATAATGAATTTGGAATTACTACTGGTGGTTCTGTAAACAATGGATTAAAAATTACTAAAGATTCTATCGCATATTGTCCATCTGGATTAATTGACCAGAATAAAGGTCATGTATTATCTTACTTACATAAAGCAATCAAACCAGTTAACCAACTACGAATGATTGAAGATAGTCTTGTTATCTATCGTATATCAAGAGCTCCAGAAAGACGAATTTTCTATATTGATGTTGGTAATCTACCAAAGATTAAAGCAGAACAGTATCTAAAAGATGTTATGAATCGTTATCGTAACAAACTGGTATATGATGCATCTACTGGTGAGATTAAAGATGACAGAAATCATATGTCAATGTTGGAAGATTTCTGGTTACCTAGAAGAGAAGGTGGTAGAGGTACAGAAATCACAACCTTGCCTGGCGGTTCTAATCTTGGTGAAATTGATGATATTATCTATTTCCAAAGAAAACTGTATAGGTCACTCAATGTTCCTATTTCAAGAATGGAAGCTGAACAGAACTTCTCATTGGGTAGGTCTACAGAAATTACAAGAGATGAACTTAAATTTACTAAGTTTGTACAGAGACTAAGAAAGAAATTTACTGTATTATTCCATGATTTACTTCGTACACAATTAATTCTTACAGGAGTTATTGCAGAAGAAGAATGGGATATGATGAAAGAACATATTGCGTATGACTTCTTACAAGATGGACATTTTGCAGAACTTCGTGATGCAGAAATTTTGAGAGAAAGATTAGATATGTTAGGAACAGTAGAACCATACCTTGGTAATTTCTTCTCTAAGAGATGGATTCAAAAGAACGTACTTCGTCAATCTGATGAAGAGATTGAACAAATGTCAAAAGAGATTGAAGATGAAGGTGGTGGTGAAGATGATGACATGATGATGTCGCATGAACCGAAAGGTAATTTGAAAATAGTTGAGGATAAAAAATGAGTAAAGAAATAATTGACGCAATTGCATCTGGTGATAACCTTGGTGCAGAAACACATTTTAAAAACGCTGTATCTCAAAGAGTTGGAGATGCATTAGAAACAAGAAGAAAAGAAGTTGCTAACACAATGGTTACGCAACATATTCCAGAAGTAGAGGAAGATGAAGAAGACGTTTCAGCAGATTGACTTGCCTGAAAAGGATGAGCATAAAAAGACAAAAGAATATAAGAAACTGTCTCCAAAAATGAAGGAAGCAGTAGATTATATATTTAAACTTATGGATGCGAAACCTTCAGATTTCCTAAATACTTTTGATAAAAGTATAAAAGACGCAGCTCGTAAGTATAAAGTGCGTGAAAATGAACTTATGAAGTATTTTGAAAGAGAAATGTTAGGAGAATATTCATGATTTTAAAAGGAAGTGCAACCAATATTACAAGTTCAGCTAGTAATTTTGGTAGAGCAACAAGAATTAGAGTGAGTGCAACCAATGCTGGAACAGTTACAGTCGCAGCTGCAGTCGGAACATTTAATGCACAAAGTGCTGTTGATGGTGCCGCAATCACTATCAGTTCTCATGGTTTCGTCACTAATGATGAAGTTACATATTCAGCTGGTGGTGGAACTAAAATCGCTGAATTAAGAGATGGTGGTAAATATTTTGTAAAAAAGGTTGATGGTAACACAATCAATCTTGCAGAAGAATTAGATGGAAATGCATTAACTTTAACAGATGGTAGTGATGAAAACCATACAATTACTGCTACAAGAACATATGCTGGTTCAGTGGCTTTAGTTGCAAATCAAGTTGTCATGATTGATAAAAAGCCTGGCGATACAATCGCTGCAAGTGCAACCATGACAGGAACAGCTATAGGTAATCAACCTTAAAGGAATAAGAATATGAAACTTATATCAGAACACTTTAGTGATGATGTAGAATACATTACGGAACAAGATGATAACGGTAAAAAGAAGTTTGCGTTAAAAGGTATTTTTATGCAAGCTGAAATCAAAAACCGTAATGGTCGTGTCTACCCTTTTGAGGTTTTAAACAAAGAAGTAGAAAGATATAATAAAGAGTTTATTGAACAGAATCGTGCATACGGTGAATTAGGACATCCAGATGGCCCAACAGTAAACTTAGATAAAGTATCTCATATGGTAACTAGTTTAAAACCAGATGGAAAAAATTTTATTGGTGAGGCAAAAGTTATGTCAACACCAATGGGTGAAATTGTTAAAAATATTATGGATGATGGTGGTAAACTCGCAGTGTCCTCAAGGGGCATGGGTAGTTTGACCAAGAAAAATGGTGCAAACTATGTAAATGACGATTTCTACTTGGCAACCGCTGCCGATATTGTTGCAGACCCTTCTGCACCTAATGCTTTTGTACAAGGTATTATGGAAGGTAAAGAGTGGGTATGGAACAATGGAATGATTTTAGAACAAGACGTAGCGGAAATCAAGGACGAAATGGAACGTAATGTACGTTCCAGACAAGCGAATTACCAAGCGTTGGCTTTCGCAAAATTCCTTAAAAAATTGTAATTGTATAAATATATTACAATAAGGAAATAATTAGTTAATCAAGGAGACTCAAATGTCAGAAATAGATAAAACTATAGAAGAACTTGAAGCAGAAGTTCATGCTGACTTGAACGAGGCCGAAATGAAAAAAGATTCTTCTCCTGCTGGTAAGGGTGCAGTTGCTCCTGAAGCTGGCGATAAAGTAGATGGGGAAGTTGAAGATTTAGGTGCTCCAGTGGTAAAAGGTGACGAAAAGAAAGCCGATGCTACGAAAAAAGTTAAGCAAGACTCTTCAATTAAAAGTTCTCAAAAGGGTGACCAAAAAGCTGATTCCGTTAAAGAGGGTTATACCGATGATGAAATCAGAGAATTGTGTCATTCAAAAGACCATGACTGTGCAACAGTCGTGGAACATCCAATTTGGGGATTAGGTAAACCAATCGAAAAATCACACGCAATTCCAGATGATAACGGATTTGTAGAGTGGTATGATGTTCAATTCAAACATGGTGTTGAAGAGAAGGTCATGGCAGAAGATATGAAAATCTTAAAAAATGCTAATCATACTAAAGATGAAGGTAATATGCCTAAAACAAAAACTGATGCCATTAATGCCATGAATGATATGATGAAGAAAATGTCTGCCGCTGAGACAAAGGAACTTGTTGCATCTTATATGGCAAAGGGTAAAGAGACTGATGAAGAAGTTGAACTCAAAGGTCTACAAAAGGCAAAAGAAGCAATTGAAAAGAGACTTGCATCAATCAATGTTAAGGAAGATGTTGACGCTCTTGTACAAGGTGAAGACCTTTCAGAAGAGTTCCAACAAAAAGCCGCAACAATTTTTGAAGCCGCAGTAAAATCCAAAATTCGTCCAGAAGTGGAAAGGATTGAGGAAGAGAAGACTCAAGAAATTGCAGAGGAAATGGAAACATTCAAAACTGAACTTGCAGAAAAGGTAGATGGTTATCTTGATTATGTAGTTCAAGAGTGGATGAAAGAAAATGAACTTGCAATTGAAAGAGGACTCAAAGGTGAAATCGCAGAAGATTTCATTACTGGTTTGAAATCACTCTTTGAAGAACATTACATTGATGTTCCAGATGAGAAGTATGATATCTTAGAATCACAAGCACAGAAGATTGATGAATTAGAAAGTAAGTTGAATGAAACTATTGGTAAACTTACTGAAAAGAAACAATCTGAAGATACTTTGGTTCGTGAATCAGTAATCAAAGAAGTTTCATCTGATTTAGCAGAGACTCAAACAGAGAAATTTGCTAGCTTGGTTGAAGATGTTGAGTTTAAAGATAAAGAATCCTTTACCGAAAAACTCAATACTTTAAAGGAAAATTATTTTCCTAAGTCTGTTCCAACTGAAACTCTTACAGAAGAGAACGATGAGGGAACAGAAGAGATTGACATGAGTGACGCTATGGCTGCGTATACTAGTGCTATTAAAAGGACTGCACCTTACATGAACAATGCAGATGCAAGACCTTTTGGTAATGTCAAAAAATAAATTATGATAAATATAAGTAATAAATCTAAAGGGAGATACAGAGATGTATAATTCAGAAAACTTACAAGAGAAGTGGCAGCCAGTCCTTAAACACCCAGATTTGCCGGAGATTAAGGATAACTATAAAAAAGCCGTTACTTCAATCATCTTGGAAAACCAAGAAAAAGCAATGAAAGAGGATGCTGCTTTCCTTCGTGAAGCTGCACCTGTTAACTCTACTGGTGCTGGTATTGATAATTACGACCCAATTTTAATTTCGCTCGTAAGACGTTCCATGCCAAACTTGATTGCATATGACGTATGTGCAGTTCAGCCAATGACTGGCCCAACTGGTCTTATCTTTGCAATGAAGTCAAACTACGATGACCAAAATACAGGTTTTACTGCTGGTCACGAAGCGTTCTACAACGAAGCAGAATCAGCTTTCTCTGGTGGTAGTGAAAACGCTAACCTTCCTGGCTCTGCTGGTACTTCATCTGCTGGTGAAACCAACCCTGCTGTACTAAACAATACAGGTTCTGCTGGTGATTATACCGCTGACGGTGGTATGACTACTGGAACTGCTGAAGCATTAGGTGACGGTACATCTGGAAACGGTTTTGCTCAAATGGCGTTCTCAATCGAAAAAGCCAGTGTTGAAGCAAAGTCAAGAGCACTTAAAGCAGAATACACTATGGAACTTGCTCAAGACCTTAAAGCAATTCATGGTCTAGACGCAGAAACAGAATTGTCAAATATTCTGTCTTCAGAAATCCTTGCTGAAATTAACAGAGAAGTAATTAGAACAATCTATGTCTCTGCAAAGAAAGGTGCTTCAATCAACACGACTAATGCTGGTATCTTCGACTTAGATACAGACTCAAACGGTAGATGGTCAGTTGAGAAGTTCAAAGGACTTATGTTCCAAATCGAAAGAGATGCGAATGTAATTGCTCAAGAAACTAGAAGAGGTAAGGGTAACATGATTATCACTTCTTCTGATGTAGCTTCTGCACTTCAGATGGCTGGTATTCTTGACTATACTCCTGCTCTCAATAATAACCTACAGGTAGATGACACTGGTAACACTTTTGCTGGTACACTGAATGGTCGTTATAAAGTGTATGTTGACCCATATGCAGCTAATAACGCAGCTGCTCAGTACTACGTTGTTGGTTATAAGGGTACTTCACCATATGACGCTGGTCTTTTCTACTGCCCATACGTTCCACTACAGATGGTTCGTGCAGTTGGTGAGAATTCTTTCCAACCAAAAATCGGTTTCAAAACCAGATATGGTATGGCAACTAACCCATTCCATAAAGGTGCTAATGCAGCTATTGATATCGGTCTTGGTGGAGATGAAAACGTCTACTACAGAAGAGTACAAGTTACCAATCTTATGTAATAAGAAGAAGACTAAATATCTAAAACTTAAAGGGGGGTTTTTTAATCCCCCTTTTTTTAGGGAAAAGGAAAAGATTATGACACAACTAATTTCACCAGAAAAATTTACGAAAACTGTAGACCTTTTGAGGTCTTTTTTTTTGCGAAAAGGATTCTTAGAAGTCCACACACAAAATAGATTATCAATACTTGCAGCTTGTGAAGACCCATTCAATGTTGCAACATACAATTATGCAGGCCAAGTCTGGCCACTTCCCCAGACAGGTCAAATGTGGTTAGAACACGAACTATTATCAGCCCCTAATTCTAAGGGGTTTTTTTGTGTCTCCACTTCGTATAGACAAGAACCAAATGCAATTCCTGGCCGACATGATATTATATTTCCAATGTTTGAATTTGAAATGCCAGGCGATATCAATGATTTAAAAAAGATGGAAATTGAACTTTGTGAATATCTAGGATTTCCAGAGTTAGAAGATAAAACTTATTATAATTGGGCTTCAGAATTTGAAGTTGAAGAATTGGATAATGAACATGAAGAAAAAATATGGAATGGGATGATAACACATTTTCCAGAATTTACTTCACCTTTTTGGAATATGTCTAGAAATAATGATGGTGTTACAAGTAAAAAAATAGATGTTATATTAGGTGGTATGGAAACAATAGGTAGTGCAGAACGTAGTACAGATGTAGAACAAATGAGAGATACATTTCATACAATCACAAACGGTGAATATTCTAAATTGTTATTTGATTTATTTGGTAAAGATAGAGTAGAAGCAGAACTAGAGACATTTCTCAAGTTTGATTTCTTTCCAAGAGTTGGTGGTGGTATCGGTATGACTAGAATGATTGCAGCTCTAGACAAAAATTAATAAATTCTAGGGTGGTGAAATTGGTAGACACGCATGACTGTTAATCATGTGATAGATGTTCTTGGCAAAGAAATATTTATCGTGAAGGTTCGAGTCCTTCCCCTAGAGCCAATTATAAATAGGATTGTTAGAGTTATTATGTTCTATGTTAAAAACCATTAAAAAAGAAAGGATATAGTTTATGAGACTATTCAAGATTTTATCAGTAGCATTTGTAATGTTACTGACACTACCCTTTTCATTAGCGTATGCTGATGAAAAACTTAAAGTTGGATTTGTATATGTGGGGCCAGTCGGTGACCATGGCTGGACTTATATGCATGACCAAGGCAGATTGTTAGTAGAATCTGAATTAGGTGATAAAGTTTCTACGGTATATGTAGAAAATGTTAAATATGGGCCTGATGCTGAAAGAGTAATGAGACAAATGGCTCAATCTGGAGTTGATATTATTTTTGCAACTTCTTTCGGTTATATGGAGTCCATGTTAAAAGTTGCAAAAGAATTTCCAGACGTAAAATTTGAACACGCAACTGGATATAAGACTGCGCCCAATATGTCAGTCTATTCTTCAAAGTTCTATCAAGGCAGATATATTCAAGGTGTTATCGCTGGACACATGAGTAAAAAAGGTAAGGCTGGTTATATCGCATCCTTTCCAATTCCAGAAGTTATTCGTGGTATTAACGCATTTTGGTTAGGTGCTACATCTGTTAATCCAAATTTTGATGTTGATGTAGTATGGGTAAACACTTGGTATGACCCAGCAAAAGAAGCTGATGCAGCCAAAGTACTAATTTCTCAAGGAGTAGACATTATAACTCAACATACAGATTCACCAGCTGCATTACAAATTGCAGAGATGGAAGGTATTCTTGGATTTGGTCAAGCATCAGATATGATTAAATTTGCACCAAAATCACAGTTAACTGCAATCATTGATGATTGGGGGCCATACTATGTAAAAAGAGTACAAGCAGTAATTGATGGTACTTGGAAAACTTCAGACACATGGGGTGGTATGGATACTGGTATGGTAAAAATGGCAGAGTACACTAATATGCCAGAGGTTTTAGCAAACATTGCTGAAGACCTACAAGCTAAAATTACTAATGGTGAATTAGACCCATTTGGTGGGAAGTTTACCACAGGTGAGTTATTAGGAATGAGTGAATACTTGCCTGGCATTGATGCAATTAAACCCTAACTATTATAGAAAATAACTCTAATGTAAAGAGGGGTTCTACCCCTCTTTTTTTATATTATAAATAATAGTATGGTACAAGTAAATTCACTACAAAGACAACCCACAGAATTAGATTATGCAGACCCAACAAAGTTTGCATTTAAGATAATGAAACTGCCAACGGTTGAGTTTTTTATAACTCAAGCGAACATCCCTGGCGTCAATCTTGGAGAATCTATTTTTCCAACTCCACTTAAACAAATACCAGTGCAAGGTGATGACCTTACATTTGACAATCTGGAAATATCATTTCTTGTTGATGAAAAGTTAACAAATTATAGAGAGTTACATCAATGGTTAGTTGGTATTGGTTTCCCAAAAGCTAGGTCACAATTCTCATCATTTAAATCAGAGAATAGTGATGTATTTCCTACTGGTTCTCAAGTTAAAGGAGAAACAACCAGTACAGGTGTTCCAACAGGTACACAATCAATGTTTGGTGACGCAACACTAACAGTAATGACAAGTAAGAATAATCCAATAATGGAAGTTAGATTTTCTGACTTGTATCCAGTTTCATTAAGTGCATTACAATTTGACCAACAGTTAACTGATACAACGTACTTAACTGCGACTTGTACATTTACATATAAACTATATGAGATGTTTACTATATAATATAGGGTGATGGATATATCTTGAACAACTTTTTTTATATTGAAACAAGATTTCAGTAAATATAGAATCAGCGAGACAATCCATCACTCCTTGATTTGAGGATATATAATATGGATTTAGAACAACTGCAACAAGAGGCAGAAAAAGACCTTAAAATAGATAAAGAACAACTGGATATCGAATCTTTAAGAACACCAGAGCTCTATGGAAAATATCTAAAAATATTCACTCGTTGGAACTTGTTATCAAAACAAGCAGACGCAGAATACAAAAAACTTCTAAGACATAAATGGGAATACTACTCTGGTAAATCTGACCCAAAGGTTTATCATGAAAAACCATTTGACCTAAAAGTTCTTAAACAAGATATTCCTACTTATCTTGAAAGTGATGAGGATTTAATACAAGCTAAACATAAAGTAGACTATCACAATGCAATGTGTGACTACGCAGAAAGAATTTGTAAGATGATGAACAATCGTGGTTTTCAAATTAAAAATGCGATTGATTGGAAAAGGTTTATGGAAGGTTCGATTTGATTATTTCAAAAAAGAATGAAGTATACATTAAAGTAGAAACAGAACCAAATATTGCAAGAGAACTTTCAGATTTTTTCACATTTGAAGTGCCTGGCGCAAGGTTCATGCCCACATATAAAAATCGTATATGGGATGGGAAGATACGTCTTTTCAACCAGATGAGTGGTGAAATATATTTTGGTCTTGTTCCATATATTGAAGAGTTTGCAAAACGTAATGATATAAGTATTAAATATAAAGAAGGAGTAAAGGATGAAGGAGAATATAGAGATGACGTATTGGGTGGATTTATTAGAAGAGTGTCACCTAAATCCAAAGGAAAGACTTTACAGATTCGTGATTACCAAATGGCCGCATTTACTCATGCAGTCAGAAACAATCGGAGCCTTCTTCTTAGCCCTACTGCTAGTGGCAAGTCATTAATAATTTATTTGTTGAGTAGGTGGTATGAGTCTAACAGAATCCTTATACTTGTTCCTACAACATCTCTTGTGGAACAGATGTACTCCGATTTTCTTGATTATGGTTACATCGAAGCAAAAATGCAAAAGATATATCAAGGTCATTCTAGAGAGATTACAAAAGAAGTAACAATCTCTACATGGCAGTCTTTGTATAAAATGCCAAGAAAGTTCTTTGAACAATTTGGTTGTATTCTTGGTGATGAAGTGCATTTATTTAAAGCCAAATCACTTACAAATATCATGAACAAAATGCATTTAACCCAGTATCGTCATGGTTTTACTGGTACACTTGATGGT